TCGAGAAGACTGAGGTTGCTCACGAAGGAGATGTCGTTAAGCAGATCACAGTCAATGTCATTAAGCCAAATCAAATCGGAGATATTATGAAACAAATAGACGGAGATGAGCACAAGACCATAAAAGATGGTGAGATAATCAACTTTGATACACAAGTTGAACCTGCAATGATTGTTCCTGCCTACAAAGCTGGAGAAAGTGATGAAATACCACTTTACAACCATGATTCGGGTGAATTATTGGATATTAATGAAGATGGTGAGTATGAAGAGTAGCTACAATGCCTCTATTTCGCATTTTAAGGCGATTCTACGGCTTTTAACCCTATGTGTAGTACTATGTATCCATTTTGGAATTGAAAGGCTTAAATGGGGCTTAAAATAGCAAAGTGAAAAAGATGAACTAAAACTCGTAGTGCCTCGTAGCACTCGTAGCATTCGTACTAACTACGACTACTACGAATAGTACGACCCCTAGCTTCCTATAAAACCAAAAGTTTTCTAATGGAAAACACACAACCAATTTTTTAATTTTTTTTCCTATGTCTTATGAATGTAACCACAAACATCGTCTTCGAAGTACTGCAAAACAGCCAAAAAAAAATATCAGTTATGCAAGGCGGAACAAGGTCTGGCAAAACTTACAATGTATTGACATGGTTTATCGTGAAATTATTACAAGAGAAGGGAAAAACCCTAACCATTTGCAGATCCTCGTTGCCATCCATAAAAGGCTCAGTGATGAGAGACTTTATCGAAATACTCTCGAAATATGGCTTATACTCAGAAGAAAAGCACAACAAATCAGAAAATCTTTACTTCTTAGGAGGCAACATCGTAGAGTTCGTCTCTACCGATCAGCCACAAAAAATAAGAGGTCGTAAAAGAAACTACTTGTTTATAAACGAGGCTAACGAGGTAAACTATGAATCTTGGATGCAGTTAGCATTAAGAACCACAGAAAAGATTGTAATTGACTATAACCCTTCGGATTACTACTCCTGGATTTATGATAAGGTTGTTCCTAGAGAAGATGCTGATTTTACCATCACTACCTACAAAGACAACCCATTTCTTGAAAAATCAATCGTAGATGAGATTGAAAGGCTTAAAACAGCCGACCATGAATATTGGCGAGTTTATGGCTTAGGGGAGAGAGCAATATCCCAAGCCACCATTTATACGCATTGGAAGCGTAGACGCAACTTCCCTGATGGCGGAGATACGTTTTACGGACTTGACTTTGGCTTTAACAATCAAACAGCCCTTGTTAGGGTTAAGAACTTTGATGGCGAATTGTTTGTCGACCAATTAATCTACGATACAAAAATGTCGACGGCGTTACTAATTGACAGGATGAGGTCACTAGGTCTTGATAGGAACTCGGAGATATATGCCGATCCTGCTGAACCGAAAACCATCTCGGAGGTAAATAAGGCAGGATTTAACTTAAAGAGTGCTGTTAAGGATGTTTATGCAGGAATCAACAAGGTAAAGTCATTTCCTTTGCATATCAGATCAGAGTCCTTAGATTTGCTTGATGAGATTAAAAACTACAAGTGGAAGACCGATACAGATGGCAACACACTTGATGAACCTGTGAAGTTTCGAGATCACTTAATGGACTCTATGAGGTATGCCATATACACAAAATATGCTAAACCAAAAAGAGGGTGGGTTGTATAGCCTAAAAATTTGTTACTTTTGTAAAAATAATATATAGCGTGAATTTAACGGACATACTAAAGGCAGCTAACCCTTTTAAACAAAAGGCAGCACCAAAGGTGACTTTTAACAATCCCTTTTCTGATTTTGGTGGATTGATTGGAGGAAGAACACTTTATCCAGAATTAGACCAGGAAAAATTTGTACTTGACTATAAAAACAATAGTGAGGTATATGCTATCATCAAACGTATCTCTAAAACAATTTCTACAGTTCCTTTCTACGTTTACCAAGTAAAGAACAAGAAAGAGTTAGCAAGATACAAGTCAATGCTAAGTAATGCAACATCTACAACAGATATTGCTAAAGCTGAGTTAGTTCGTATAAAAGCGGTTGCCGAGATTGCTGATTCACCTTTAAATGATTTGCTAGAAAAACCAAATGAATATCAATCATTCTCTGAATTTATCGAGAGTGCTGTAGGTTATAAACTAATTACTGGTAACACTTACATCTGGGCGAATAGACTAGAGTCTGGTAAGGTTGCTGAACTTGTTACACTCCCATCTCAATACGTTGCCATTATTTCTGATGGTACAATAAATGGGGTTGAAGGTTATTCTTTTACGCTAGTTGGATGGGATCAATTAGATGCGAAAGACGTAATCCATCTAAAATACTTCAACCCTTACTTTGATACTAATGGACAACAGCTTTACGGCTTGAGTCCTTTACAGGCTGCATATAGAACTGTACAGCGTTCTAACGATGCAAAAGATACATCGGTAGGTATGTTACAGAATCAAGGACCTAAAGGTATCTTGTCTGCTGATGAATCAAATGACTTTGGACCAGAGGCAGCAGGAAAGCTTAAAGAAGATTTCTACAATCAGTATGGAACAAAAACTCAAGCTGGTATCTTAAAGAATGCTGGTAAGATATTGATTGCAGGTGCAAAGTTGAATTGGATTAACATGGGTTTAAGTCCTATCGACTTGCAGTTGTTAGAATCAGAGAAAGTAACACTTAGAGAACTTTGTAATGTTTACGGAGTAAACTCTGCTTTGTTTAACGATCCTGATAATAAGACTTATAACAACATGAAGGAAGCTAAGAAGGAAATGTTGACTCAAGTAGTCCTTCCTGAGTTAGTAGCTCTTCGTGATGCGTTTAATAGATTCTTTACAAAAGAGATTGGTCAAGGCTACTATATTGATTTTGATTTGACTGTATTTCCTGAGTTACAAGAGGACATGAAAGAGCTTAGTGCTATCCTTTCTCAATCTTGGTGGATTACTCCAAACGAGAAGAGAGCAGCTATGCGTTATGATACTATGGAAGGAACTGAAATGGATGAGATATTTATCCCAGCAGGTTATTTGCCTATAGACGAGTTGACTATGTTGCAAGACCCTAGAGATGCACAACAACAAAGTGACTATAATTTGCCACCTGTAAAAAGTGAAGGTTTTTTTTTGAGTAAGAACGAGCAAGTAGATGAAGTGTACGCAAAGTACAAGTCAATTACTAACATGAGCTACTCAGAATTAGAAGCCTGGTCAAATACAGAATGCTCAAAGAAGGCATCACTTGACAGAAGCCCTATCACTAGAAACCTAAGACTATTGTCTAAGAAGAAAGAAGATTGGACTACACAAGATGCTGAAGATGCAAACAGAACTATAAGCTTTGTTAGCAGAATGAGAGGAGCAGAACAAGGTGAACCAGCATCAGAAGGTTGTCCTTCTAAAAGAGATATATCACTTAAAAATTGGGCTTACGATCCATCAAAATAAATACTATGAAATCATTTGACATCTTAGAAAAAACAATTAATAACTTTTTAATATTAAAAAGGTTAACTAAGACAAATCCTAAAGGCATTGCTAAAGCAAATAGTCTTATAGCATCTGGAGATATACTAAGACCAGATACATGGAAAAGACCAACGGCAGAAATGGAAAATGCTTATATAGAAGCAAATGGATATGATAAATACTGTTTATGGTTTCTTGGTGTAGACCCTGAGCTTGAAAAAGATACTAAGGGTTATTATGGGTATATCTTTACATCAGACTTTAAAACTATTGACAGAAGAGGTTTATCTGCTATAAGACAATTCGCAGCTCAAAACAATAAGGAGATTTATGATATTGCTGGGAAAATGATTGAAGCTATAGACGGAAAAGAATAATGCCTAAAGCACTTACACCATCTCAGCAGTTTGCTTTGCAACAAAAGATTGCAAGGAAATCTATAAGGGAGTTTCAGCCTAAAATAAAAGAGGCTTTACAAGCTGACTTTAATAAAGCTGCACAAATGGTTGAAGCATTAGGAGTGGAACAAACTGCTAATAATCGTGCAGGATTTTTTACTGGTGATAAGATTAATAATATTTTACGAACTTTGTATGAGTCAACTGGCGGTTATACTGCTATGAGATACCAACAGATGTTTGAAAAGAATAAGAAAGCGGAAGAGATTGACCTAGACCCTTTAAACATTTTGGATGAGTGGTTAATCTTTATGTTATCATATTGGACTGCGATTAGCGGACTAAAGATGTTAGGCATAGAGAATACTACTGAAAACGAAATAGCTCGTATATTAGCAAATGTTGTAAAGTATGGTCGAGAGAATGGATTGTCACAAAATGAAGTTAATTCATTAGCAATTCAAACTCTAAGAGATGGAAAGATAAATAACGCAAGGAGTTTATTAATAGCAAGAACTGAAAGCCATCAGGCATTAAGTGCAGGTGCTATGGGTGCGGTGAGATTAGCAGGTATTCCAGTATTAAAACAATGGGTAGCTGCTGAATATCCAGCTAAGAGTGGTAAGCCAAGATTATGGCACAGGGATTTAGATAGACAAACGAATCCTGACAATGAAGGTGTAAGAATCCCTGTCAATCAACCATTCCTAGTAAACACTCCTGACTATGGACTAATAGAAATGCAATATGCACATGATGCAGCAGGGTTAGCAGTAAATAACTGCAACTGTAGATGCTGCACAGTTTATATAGCTTAAACAAATAAATATGAGTAACTTTTATAACAAAAAAGCGGTAAGTGGTGCTCCAGTAGATATGGAGGATGGTAGCAGAGTAATTACTATGTACTATTCTGCGTTTGGTAATGTCGACAGCGATGGCGATGTTATTATGCCAGGTTCATTCACTAAAACCCTAAAAGAAAACGGACCTAATGCCACTAACAGAATTTGGCATTTATTTAACCATTCAACTGATAAGCCAATTGCTAAACCATTCGAGATGATGGAAGATGGATTTGGTTTAAAGGCTAGAGTAAAGATGCCTAATACAACGTTAGGTAACGATACTTATGAGTTGTATAAAGAAGGTCATATCACAGAACATAGCATTGGCTTTCAGACTATAAAGTCACAAGCTAAGTCAGGCTATAACGAAATCAATGAAATTAAATTGTTTGAGGGTAGTTCAGTATTGTGGGGTGCAAACGCAAATACACCTACAGTTGGAGTGAAGAGTCAAATTAAGTCTGTTCTTGTAGATGAGATGGGTAAAACTATCAAGTCTTTAAGAAACGGTCACTTTACTGATGAAACATTTGAACTGTTAGAACTTAAACTTAAGCAATTACAACAATATCTTGCTGAAATGGAAGACGAAGAATCAGTCGACTCTGAAGAACAACCGCAAACATCTATGGAAGGCGAAATAGAAACGCCAGAAGTAGAAGCATTGGAGGAAGAGGAAGACCCGATGGTTTCTATGGAAATCGAGATGAACAATTATTTAAAATCATTTAAAATTTTCAACTAATGGTAGAAGAAATTAAAAGTGCTTTCGAAGGCGTTAAAACCGAAGTAAACGGTGCTATCGAAACATTAAAAGCTGATAACGCAGTAGCGGTAGATGGCTTAAAAACAGAATTAGAAGAATTAAAATCTCAAATTTCAGTAGTTAAAGATGCTGCTGACAAATTAGAGGCAAAAAACAATCGTAAAACAATGAATGAAAATCAAGCAAAAGGGTTCAATTTATCCCTTGCTGAAGCAATCGAAAAGAATGCTGACAGTATCGCAAAATTAGGTCGTGGTGAGCAGAAGCGTTCTGGCTTTATCTTAGACACTAAGGCAGTAGGCAACATGACAGAAGCAGTTAACTTAACTGGTGGTTTAGAAAGACAATATGCTCCACAAGTATATGCTCTACCTTCTCGTAAAGTGCATATCAGAAGTTTATTGCCAGTAGGTAATTTATCTACAGGTTTATTTACTTTCCCTAAAGAAACAGGTGGTGAAGGTGATGCAGCTCCACAAACTCAAGGTTCTGCTAAATCTCAAATCGATTTCGATATCACAATGACTGATGCTCCTGCACAGTACATCGCTGGTTTCGTAAGAATCTCTCGTCAAATGTTGGATGATGTTCCTGCTATGACTTCTTTCTTACAAGCTCGTTTGTTAGAGAAGTATTTATTAGCTGAAGATGCTCAATTATTGAATGGTAATGGTACTGCTCCTAACTTACAAGGTATTACTGGTGTAGCTTCTGCTGCAACTGGTGCTGCAACTGTAGATGTTGAGCAATTAGTACAAGCTATTGCACAGGTATATACTGCTGATTATTCTGCTAATGGTATCTTGATCAACCCAACTGATTGGGCTGCTATCATGAATACTAAGAATACTAACTCAGCTTATAGCCTTCCAGGTTCTACAGTTGTTACAACTGATGGTACTCTTACTATTGCTGGTATTCCAGTGTTCCAATCTACAGCAATTGCTGCTGATAAGTTCTTAGTAGGTGACTGGGCTATGGGTGCTCAAATCATGCAAAATCAAGGTATCTCTGTTCAGTTCTCTGAAATGGATAGCGATAACTTCCAAAAGAACTTGATTACTGTAAGAGTTGAAGCTCGTATTGCATTCCCTATCTACTATAGTGGTGCATTCGTTTATGGTGATTTCGGTAACGTAGCTTAATCCTAGATTAAACTAAAATACAAGGGGGCAGCCGCAAACTGCCTCCTTTTTTTATGTCCGCTATATTTTAGTTATTTTTGTAAAAACAATGGCATAATGCAAATAGTAAGAGATATTACAACCACAGTAGCACCTTCAGCCACAGTGGTTACTTTAGCGGAAGCTAAGAATTACCTTAGAGTAGATTATAGTGAAGATGACGCTTTGATTACATCTTTAATCAATACAGCTCAAACAAGACTTGAGCAATATGCAGGTGTTGCAATGACTCCTAGAACTTTAAGAGTTGTAGCTTATGTAGATGACTTTTTAGAACTTCCTTATGTACCTACTAATGTTATATCAGTAGTCGAGTATTGGGATAATACAGCTTGGGTTGTAATACCTGTAGGTGGTTACCAGGTACTTGGCGAAACTACCAAAAAGATATACATGACTAGCATCTATAATAACGAGTTTAGGTTTACTTATACTTGTGGTTACGCTACTACTCCTCAAACAATGAAGACTGCCCTTTTAAAGATGGTTTCAGACCTATATGAGTACAGAGAGTCATCAGTTGAAGCAACTAAGCCTTCAGCTAATTTGATGACCGCATACGAGCTAATGAAGCCATTTAAACGAATAAACGTTATTTTATAATGATAGGTAAACTACACAATAGAATTACTTTCCAAAGTCAATCTAATGCTTCTGATGGAGCTGGTGGTGTAGTAACTACTTTGGTAGACTATTACACTTGTTGGGCTCAGATGTCTAGGAACACAAATGACAGGTCAGATATAGCAGGAAAAGATAATATAAGCGATGATATTACTTTTAAAATTAGATATACTACTTCTAAGATATTTACAAATAAACTTGTAATATCTTATCAATCAAACCTTTATAACATTAACTCTGTTATAAATGAAAGAGATGCTGATAGATATTTTTTAATAGGCTGTTCAACACTTAAATAATGGCAAGATTTGAAATGAAAGTTTATGGATTAGACGCCATAAAAAAGAAGTTTGCTGCTGCACCTCAAATTATGACTAAAGAGGCTGCCAATATTATTTATGAAACAGCAGTAGAGATTGAGAATAAAGCTAAAAATAGAGTGGCTGTAGATACAGGTGCTTTAAGAAGCTCAATAAGAGCAACTAAGCTTTCTAATGGCTCATCTATGATTAAAGCTGGTTTATCTAATGTAAGTAATAGCAAAGGACATTTAATTAATTATGCAGCCTTTGTCGAGTTTGGTACAGGTCAAAAGCCTAATACAGCTTACAAAATTCTGAATAATACAGCAATAGCCACTTATGCCGAAGAGTTTAAAGGTAAGGGAAAGAAAAAGCAAGTTAGAGCTTCTGACCCTTATTTATTTAATTCTACTGATGAGCTTATAGGCAAAATGATCAATAGAATAAAGAAGATAAAGATATAAATATATTTCATTAAATTTGTACAAAATCAATACCATGACAATTACACTAAACGAAGAGCAGGTAAAGCAATTAGATGCGTTTATTCAAGAGATGCCAACTAAATTTGGTTTACCTTTAACCCAGTTCTTATCAAAACTTGCTCAAGAGCAAAATCCTGAGGAAGTAAAAGAGGAAACAGAAGCTTAATGAAAGATTGCGGATTAGCTATAAGAAAGGCTTATGTAGATAAGTTAGCATCACAAAGTTTTTCTTTGGGTGTGTACGATACTATTGCACCTGATACAGTTAACCCACCTTTTTTAATTATAAGCAGTCAAACATCAGTTGAAAATAGCGACAAACAGAGTTATAACTTTGATGTCACTATACAGTTTGATATTGTTTATAAGACCAATAAGTCAGGTGAAGTAGGGCAGAAATCGGTAGACCAGTGGGCTAACCAATTGTTAGAGATCATAGGCGTTAATGTGCCGAATTACCCAAGTGCTTCTCCTGACTTTAAAATAGTAACTCGTACTATGGGTACAAACTTTGCTACATTTGACTATGTAGATGAAGCTTATATCTTTAGAAGAGTAATCACAATGGAACATTTCGTAACGCAAATATTATAAAAAATTAAAATAAAATAAAATGCCAACAACAGGAATTTTTAATGGTACAAACCTAGTAGTTCTAGTAGGAAGTGAAGTAGTAGCTCATTCTACATCATGTTCTTTATCAGTAAGCGTTGACTTACCAGATTCAACAACTAAATCAAGTCAAGGATGGGCTGACCAAATTGGTGGTTTAAAGTCTTGGTCTTTAACTACAGATGGTCTTGCAACAGTTGACCCAACAGGTGCAAGTTATATTGTAGGAGATATTTTTACTGCATTGGCTGCTAGAACAGCAGTTACAGTTAAGTTTACTACAGTTAATGGTTCAACTGTAATTGCAGGTGACTTAGTTTGGTCTGGTCTTGCATTTATAGAAAGTTTAGATGTTACTGCTGATATGGAATCTCCAGCAACATATTCAGTTTCTTTTACAGGAACAGGAGCATTGACTCAGGCTACTAACGCATAATAACACCAAAAACACCAAAATATGAGAGGACATTACGAACTATCCCTAAGCGATGGGACTAAGATACCTATGAGGTTTTGTACATGGTCTTTAAAAAGATTCTGTCAGCTTCAAGGAATTGGTCCTTCTGATATAGGAGATGCTTTAAGTGGTGATAAATCACTTGATGCTATATGTAACTTATTAAAAGCAGCAGCAGAATATCCTTTATATAAAGAAGGAATAACGCCAACCTTTACCGATTTAGATACCTGTGATTGGATTGATGACATGGGTGGTATAGGCGGCAATAAGTTCCAGGAAGTAATGGCTGCGTTGACTGAAAGCTTAAATAGTGGACTAGAAGAAAAGACTACTAAGAAAGCAAATAAAGATGCAGTAAAAAAAAATTAGAGTGGATTGATATTGAAAGATATACAATGGGGGAGTGCCAAGTGCTTCCCCATTTGTTTTGGGATATGACGATGGCTGAGTTAGATTTTGTTTGGTATGGTTACCGTCATAAGGAAGAACAAGAATGGTTAAGAGTAAGATGGCAGACTAGTCTTTTAATTAATATACAGCTACCTAAGGGTAAGAAAGTTAAGCCTGAAGAGCTTTTGTCGCTTGACTGCGATAATCGTAACTTTGTGAAGCAAAGAGTGATGACCAACGATGAGTTGAGTGAAGTGCTTAAAAAATACGAAAACGTAAAACCAATAAAGCAAAATGGCTGATCAGAATATAAAAGTCAATATTAATTTAGACCTTACAGAGTTTAATAAGAATGCTAAAGCAATGTCCGATGCATTAAGTAAGGTATTGGGCAAGGATGTCAAGATGTTTACCGATGAAATAAAAAAGGCTGAAACATCAATTAATGGAGCTGAAAAAGCTATGAAAGGCGCAACTGCCGCAGCAACTAAAACTGCTAGTAGTGTTAAACAGTCTAATATACAATGGCATAATTTATCATTAATTATACAAGATTTACCATTTGGTTTCAGAGGTATTCAAAATAATTTGCCAGCATTAGGTCAAAGTATTGCTGGATTTGCTGGTCCAGCTATGTTTGCATTTTCTGCTGTTATTGCTGCAATAACGGCTTATGATATGGGATTGTTCGGTTCAAAGAAAAAAACTAAAGAATTAAAAGACGAAACAGATTCTCTTATTGATTCTATGTCACAAGAAGCAACAAGAGTTAATTCTTTACTATCTATATTAGCAAGTGAAAGTGAAACTAGGGAAAGAAAAAATAGGGCAATTAAAGAGCTACAAAAGATAAATCCAGATATATTTAAAGGATTAAAACTTGAAGGTGATGGTATAAAAGATTTGAATAAGTTTTATACTGCTTATATTGAAAATATTAAAAACGCTATTTTATTAAAGCAAGATGAAGCAGAGTTGCAAAAACTTATAAAAGAAGATTTAAAAACAAAACCAGCATTATCTCCACTTCCGCCAGGCAATCCACTTGCTACAGGCAAAAAATTGCTTGAAGAAACTAATGGAATTTTACGTTTAGTTGATAATAATACTGGTAAAATTGATAATAAGAATAAAAATATTATTACAAATCTTGGAATTCAAAATAAAAGATTAGCTACAAAAGCAGAGTTATTAGCAAGAATAGCAAAAAGAACTGGAGTTGTTGAATTAGGTGATGGGGGTGGAGGATCAGATAAACCAAAAGCTGAACCTAAACCTACCGTTACAAAAGTATATGAAGATTTAGCTCAAGAAGAATTTAACTTTTATAAGGATAGCATATTTGAAGCAGAAGAATATTTTAAAAAGCTTAATAACATTCAGAAAATAAATGCTTTGATGGAAGCAACTATAAGAGGTGCTTCTTTTGATGAACTATTAACAATACAACAAACCTATGATCAAAAAGCATTAAACTTTGAAAAGCAACATCAAAGTAATTTATTTAATGTTTTGCATCAAGGTCAACAAGTAAATAAACAATTAACTGACAATTATAATAAAGAAAAAATTGAAGGTCAAGTTTCTTATACAAACGACTATATAAAATCTATAGATGCTCAATTAAAAGCAGAGTTAAGATTACATAAAAATAATATAGCATTACAGCAAGAGGATGTAAAAAATAAAATCATACAATTACAATTTGCACAAGTATTTGCTGCTGGTAATGTCGCGGCTTTAGAGGCTATTAATTCTGCTATTTTAAAATTAAAAGGTAATCTAACTGGATTAGGAGATGTAAGTACTACAGTAAGCAGTATTTTATCTAGTTCTTTACAAGATACATTTGAAGGAATTGGACAAGCTCTAGGTGAATTAGTAGTAACTGGCAAGTTTAACTTTGGAATACTTGGTACTATATTAGCAGATGCTTTAATTGGTATAGGTAAAGCTTTGATATTGTACTCTTCTCTTGTACAAGCTGCAAAAAAGGCTATTGAAGGAGGACAAGTAAAAGCAGGATTAATAATAGGTATAGCTGCCGTTGCTGCTGGTTTTGCATTAAAAGCATCAATGAATAAAAAGAGAAATACTGGAGCTAAAGAATTTGCTGATGGTGGTATCATAACAGGACCAACTATGGGTCTTATGGGTGAATATCCTGGTGCTAGTCATAACCCTGAGGTTGTAGCTCCTTTAGATAAACTTAAATCACTAATAGGTGGTTCGGGTGGTGGTACTTTAGAAGCTAGAATAAGCGGTAATGACTTATTAATATTAATGAACAAAGCAGGTAGAACAAATAATAACACTTTCTAATGGCATTTATAAACCCAAAATACGAGATTATATTTGATGATGTGTATGCTATACCTGATGCAACAAACACCGTCTATAGGGCTCAGATTTACAAAGACGGCTATTCTAGTGCAACAGTATATCCATTGACTGGATCTAATAGTCCTTTTATCATAGAAACTATAGACACAGATGGGAATGCTTATACACCATTACTTGCCACAAGAGCAACTTTAAACATAGTAAAGAACGAATTTCAAAGCACTAATTATGCTGAGTTATTACAAGACTTCTTTACTGCTGATGATAATGACTATATGATAGTTGTTACAAAAGGAACTTATAATGGTTCTTATACATGGGGAACTGTAATATGGAGAGGGTTTTTTATACCCGTAGATAGTGTGCAATATTCTCCTGTAAGCCTTAATAGCTTATCATTATCATTTGTTGATGGTTTAGCTAGAACTAAGAACAAGAAATATTACTTTAATTTAGTAGATGGTATAGGTTTTAACTCAGAAGATCAGGTAAGTGTTAAAGACTTGATTATTGATTGTTTTAGCAAGACCGAGTTTACATTAGATGTATGGATTAACGAATACTATAAAACCGCAAACATACCTACTAGAAACATAGAAAATATGTTTCTAAAGAAGAACTATCTAATGGAGCAATATGGCGAGTATTTAAACTACTATGACATATTAGAATATATGTGTAATAGGTTTGGATGGGAGTGTTTTTACAGAGAAGATAAATGGTATTTAACTGCTTATGGTGCATTGACTAGAGAAGCTACTATTGCTTACTATGTTTACAATAGTGCAGGAACTTTTCAGTCTACACAAACATTAGGTAATACAACTACGGTTGCTATAGATGCTTCTAATAACTATAAACAAACTGCTCAATCATTATTGGTTAGCTTTAACAGAGCACAAAAGTCTTATACTCAGTTTAGTCCAATTTACAATGTAAAGCAACTTGTTGCTAATGGTTGGTTTTTATCATGGTCAGGTGTCAACAATGCAGATGCATGGATTGAAACAGGAATGGTAGGAACAAAGCTTGATGCTACAAATGGTGGGCTATACACTACAGATACTACTACAAGTGCAGGTGAAACTAATAGGGCATTTAGATCATTTAACAATGATGTAAAAATTGGTGATTATTTAAACGTAAGATGGTTAGATTACAAGTTTAACTGTACTGCTAGATATTGGGTAAGAATTATACCTTCCGATAACTCTGCTGCACAGTATCTTAATAATAGTGGGGAATTTACAACAACAACAGTATACCTTAATGATTACCCTGTAGGATTTCCTAAGCAAGTATTAGTACCTATTGATGGTGCTTTAGATGTGATAGTTTATAGACCATTAGAAACAGGTGTAGGTGCATTTTTAGAACTATACTATTTCTTAGTACAAAATACAGGTCCTTCATCTCAGATTTATAACTATGATTCATATAGAGAAATTGGTAGCATAGATTCTCAATTTAAACCAGAAGAAGGTGATAATTTTGCTTTAGGTTTCATGTATAATGATGTATTTAAGAATAATGATACAGGTGCTAGGGCTGCAAATGAGCCTAAAGATGTAGCAGCTTCTTCTTATGTTGGTATGTATACTGCTGCAAATAATAGTGGATTTGCTAATTTATTTGGAAGAACAACATCAGGAAGTAAAGAGATTTTTACATTAGTAGCTGAGGATATTGGTATTGATCAAGTAAAAACACAAACAGTTATAGAAGGTCAATTTAAAAGCATAGGATATTGGTTAAACAGTAAGTTTACCTATTCTTATGATGGCACTAATACTTATACTTACTTATTAAAATCCTTTAAATGGGATTTAAAGCAAGGAATACAAGATTCAGTACTAAAGAAGATTAATTATACAGGAACAACTATAGATATAGATATATTCAAAAACTTAAATACTAGGAAATAATGGCATCAGTAATCAATGGAACTAACATAGTATTATATAAATACGATTCAAACAAACAATATTATTTTAATGGTTCTATTAATCAAGGGATAACTGTAAATGGTTTTGCTTGTAAAGAGTTAAGTACTGAAGACATTATTGGCACTTCTACTAACTTTAACAAAACAGGAGCAGGAGTAATAGCTTCTTTTATAACAGATGCTAATGATCCTAGTATTACAGAAATTACTGCTGGTACTTGGAGCATATCAGCTTATTATTCTATAGCTACTGCCTTTGCAGGTGCTAAAGTACAATATAAGCTATACAAATATGCTGGTTCAACAGCTACCTTATTGGC